CTTTTTCTTTGTAAAATGCGATTAAGCATTCTTTTGAATTAGCAAGACAATTTAAAGTCTTATCTAAATAATCAAACTCATCCTTAATATGCCCCATTTCTTTACGTTTTTTTATATGTTTTTCATACGTTTTTAAGTTATTCCAAATACTTTTAAAATTTTCAATCGCATTTTCTTTTGAACCAACATCAAAATTTTCAAATTTCTTTAAAATTGCTTCTTCATATTTTCTTATAAAACTATTATACCCCTTACCCTCTAAAATGTCAACATACCTCTTAATCGGATATTTTGGTCTTATGGAGTTAAAAATCTTTTCAATATCCTCTCCTGCTTTAAATCTCATAAGCTTCTCATAACTACCAAGTATCTCTCTTTGTTCTTTTTCGCTAAATCTATTCATCGTCTCTTTTACAGCCGTATTCCATTTTTTGCGTTTGCCTTTTACTTTTTTGTAATAAGGCGTATAAATGCAGTAGCAGTGGGGATGTAAGGGTGTAGCTCTCATTTCCCTTTTCGGAATTACCCCCCGCCCGTATCCGACATCAAGGTTTGCATAAAAATCACAAATATCGGTTTTTTTGTGTGCGGAGGACATTTCAAACTTAACAAACTCAACTTCATCATCTTCAAGCATATCTTTAGCTCTTTTACTCATAAACGCCCTGTGCGTTTCGGTTTTTGCTATTCTGTTTGCGTAATACCTCGCTTTTTCCTCAAGCGCCGTTCTCATCGCTTTTTCTATCGCTTCGGCGTTCATTTCGTCAAGCTTTCTGAATATCTCTTTGTATGCAATTCTTAAAGGCTTTGTTTTTAGTTTTTCAATCTGCTTCATTACCCGTTCTTGCTTAAAGGGGTTAAATATTGCCTTTCTGATATAATCAGGCAGGTTTTTATCCGCAAGGTCTAAAATCTCTTTATCTTTAAAACCGTATCCCTCATATAGTTTTTTAGCTATCTCCCCTATTGTGTCTTTTGCTTTTATTCCATCGTATAATATTTTAGACGCAAGCTTAGCGGTGTCTTTTGCGTTTTTGTAAAGCATATCGGATAATAAAACGGGCGTTACGGCAATTTGTGGATTATCGTTAATGAAATAAAAACTCCCGAGCTGTTTATAAAGCTCATCTTCAATCTGCTTTTTAACCTCTTCATTGTATTTTGCAAGGTAAAAATCAACCATCTCTCCAAGCGTTTTTTTATTCCACTCCGGTCGATTTCGGTATTCGTGCAACACCTGTTTTAAAAGTCCCTCCGCCTGTTTTTTAAAATCCATTTAAACTCTCCTGTTCCGCTGTAATTATCCTTACCCGGCTCACACTTTTATCGAATATGTTTGCAAGCTCCGCTATTGCCTCCCCTCTGCTTATTCCCGCCGCTCTCATCTGCTTGTATAGAGCTCTAATCTCTTCATATTCGCTTTGTTTTTTCCTAAAATAAATCCGCCATCCCGCAAATCTTTTCAAAAATTCTTTAATCTGCTTTTCGTTAAGCCCGATTTCTTTTAATTCATTTATCACATAAAATTCGTTTGCCTCTATCATATCAGCCCCAATTTTAAAGATTTTGTTTTGCCCTGTGCTTTTATTAAAGGTGCAAGTGCGTATCTGATTGCATCAATTGTGTGATTATATTTATCTTCAACCTGCGGGAGAATGTCGCCAGCTGAGTTTGTTTTGTAACTGTATAATCTAAATTCTTCAAGCGTATGTTTGCAGTTTGGATTTATGATTATCTTTTTAAATTTTTTCATAAATTCAATCCCGTCTTCAACGCTTCCTTTCCATTTCTCTACGCCCTCAATTTTTAGACCAAATTTCCTTTTTAGATAACTGATTGTTTCAGGTCTTGCGCTATCAGCTCTTATTAAATATTTCTCATAATCCGGCACTTTTGCGTAAAGATTTGGTATTTCATCAAGTTCTACTCCGATTCCATAAGCTTCGTCGGAAACATAAAGATAGTCATCTACAATATAAACTCTAACCAAGGTCGTAGGGTCAACTGCAAATCCAAAGTCGCTCCCTTGATACAATTCATCGTTAACAGGTAATATTCCACTTTCAAATTTATTTTTAAAGACTTGCTTATCATCATAGATTAGACACTCGCCTTCCCAAATGTGCTTATAATAGTTGTAATCAATTCTCTTTAAATATTCCATTTCTTCTTTTAACACATCTGGGAAAAAGGGGTTATCGTAATAATTTACTTTTTTAATAATAGCATTCGGTGGAGTGTGAATTACAAATCTCTGATATGTTTCATCCTCTGTAAAATGCGGATTGAAACTTACCCATATTTCGCTTCCGGGTTTTCTAATTGTAGGAATTAGTAAATCCCAGCTCTCTTTGCTAACGCTCTGCGCTTCCTCAACCCAGCATATATCAACGCCCTCAGTCGATTTTATTTCTTGTATATTGTGCCTCAAGCCTTTAAAGATAAATTCGCTTCCGTTAACCGCCCTTATTTCATCTCTTGTAACAATATAATATCTATCAAGTTTGAGTTCGCTTATTTGGTCTTTTAACAATTTATGCACACTGTCTTTAATAGAGTTTTGTATCTCTCTCGTGCATAGAACACGCATCTTTTTTTGGACTGCAAGTAAAAGCAAAATTCTTGCAATATTCCAGCTTTTCCCACTTCCTCTTCCTCCGTAAAAAACTTTATACCTTGCTTTTTTAAAGAGCAAAGCTTCCAAAAAGTGATTAGGAATTTTTACTGTCAACTTCCACACCTACAATATTGATTATCGGAGCTTGATTTTCGTGTTTAACTTCCAATTTCTCACTCCACCCCCTATGTTTTCCTTTTGTCTTTAAAAAGAAAATAAGGGATGTTGTGTCCCCGTCTTTTATCTTTTTCATAAGTGCGCTTTCTGCAAAATCTATTAAAGCCTCTTGTATAGAGTCTACTTCTTGTTTAAATTTTTTATCCTTATTAAGCCAGTTATAATAAGTTTGTCTATTTATGCCGACTTGTTTGCAACTTGCGCTTATATTTCCAGCTGTTTTTTCTAAAACTTTTAAAAACATTTTCTTTTTTTCTCTTGTGTATTTTATAGGCATATTAATCCTTTTTTATTGTTTGTCGATTTTGCCGAGTTAAGCATATTAAACAATCTTCTAATTAGATAATTTCTGATAATTGAGATAAAAGTAAAAATTAAAACAACTTCTACGCTTTCAATATAACCAAGCCCCATATTAAAATATTTATTCAAAATTAATAAGGTTATATATGAAACGATAAAACCTGCAAAAGTATTAGTTACCGCTTCAATAAAACTAAGTTTTTTACTTTGCATTCTTATACTCACTCCATTTAACTTTTTTGCCGTTTATTTTTATTTCATCTATGCCTGTGTAATCGCACCAGCGCTGAATAATCCTTTGACAATAAATTTCATCAAATTCAATTCCTCTCGCTTTTCTCTTTGTTATTTCGCAAGCAATTATAGTAGTTCCACTACCCATAAAACCATCAAAAACAACCTGATTTTTTAAAGATGAATTTTTGATTTGATAAGCAATTAACTCAACTGGCTTCATCGTCGGATGAATATCATTTCTTTGCGGTCTATCAAAATCTAATACAGTGGTCTGCTTTCTATCCGAGTTCCATAAATGTGCTGCCCCATCTTTCCAGCCATAAAGACAAGGCTCATGCTTCCAATGATAATCTTGTCTCCCCATAACAAAAGTGTTTTTATTCCAAATTAAGCATTGCCTTACCTTCCACCCTGTTTTTTCACAAGCCATTCTAAAACGTAACCCTTCTGAATCTGCATGCCAAATGTAAAATACTCCGCCTTCTTTTAAATATTTATTCATAGCACTAAAAGCGCTAACTAAAAATTTTAAAAATTCGTTATCAGACATATTATCGTTATCAATAGTCATTTTTTCTTTTGTTTTACCTTCATAAGCCACATTATAAGGTGGATCGGTTACAATCAAATCTATCTTTTCATCATTCATCAAGTTTTTTACATCTTCTTCATTTGTGCTATCACCACATAAAAGCCTATGCTCTCCAAGCTCAATCAAATCTCCTCTTTTAATAACTATATTTTCCTCATCTATTTCAGGCACTTCATCGGCTTTTCCATAATCTATATTTTCCAAATTCTGTTCTATCTCAAAATTGTCTAAAATCTCATTAAGTTCATTTTCATTAAACCCTAAAACATCCATATCAAAAGCAACAGCGTCAAGCTCGCTTAAATCAATCGCCAAAAGCTCCTCATCCCAAATAGCTAACTCCGCAAGTTTATTGTCCGCAATTCTATATGCTTTAACCTGTGTAGGAGTTAAATGCTCCGCTCTCAATACAGGCACCTCTTCGTAGCCAAGTCTTTTTAATGCCTTATATCTCCCGTGTCCCGCTATTATTACATTATCCTTATCTACTATAATCGGATTAATAACCCCAAACTCTTTTATGCTACCCATTATCTTTTCTACCTGCTCGGTAGGGTGTTTTTTCTGATTATTTACATATGGAATTAACTTATCTATCTGTAATGTCTCATATTTTAAATTATTCATTTCTATCCTTTGCTTTTATATATTCCTCAACAACTTCCCTTGCTTCCTCAAACCCTCTGCATACAACCGCAAGGTATCCATTATTATTTAATTTATCTATCCACTCTCTTTGTTTCTCGCTCACCACACCGCCTTTTCTTCTTTTCATTTCAATATAAAGCCCGTGATAATGCTTATTCGGGACAGGAATGCAAATATCCGGCACTCCTGCGCTTATTCCCTCAGCTTTCATTCTTGCAGCTTCTATTTTGTTACGTGAGCCGCCGTTAGGAATAGCGTAAAAAGGTATCCTTCTTGCTTTCAAATACTGCACTAACATTACCTGCTCTTGCCTTTCTTTCGGGATAAACTTTCTCATACCCTCTCTCCACACTCTTCTAATAATCTCTTGTTAAAATTAATTGCCTTTACGACATCATTAAGCCTTTCCGCCATTTCGCCCCACTCTTCCATATTTTGCTTTATCGGTTTTAAATACAATTCACTACTTAATTCGTTAAGCAATTCTTTGCCTGCATGGATTTTCATTCTTAACGCATCAACATATTTAAGATTTTTAAATGCTTCCGGTCCTATTCCGTAATAATAAAAACTGTCTTTCATTGTTTCCCTTTCAATTCAACAAGATCTAAATGCAAACTAAGAGCTTCGCTGTATCTTGCTCTGTCGTTCCACTTCCTGCTTTCAAAAACATACTCAACCACGCCGCCCTCGTTCCACAATACGCACCTGTCTTTTTCATCTATCTTTACGTTAGGTCTCGGCATCGTTTTTATTAGTTCCCTCATCCTTTTGGCTGTTTTGTGTAAAATTATCATTCCGTCTCCTCAAAATCATCTGTGTTTGTAGATTTTCATTTTTCATTCTCTTTTAAACACAACATTTCATCTTCTACTTCAAAGACATCAGGATATTCTTTTAGAAGCTCATTAATACATTCTTCGCACAAATGTAAATCGTTTGCATTAGTTGCGCTTTCGTTGCAAAAACCAAGTTCAATTATCTTTTTAGCAACTTCTTCATCTATTTCCCAAATTTCGTCCCAATCGTCCGTTTTCCAACAATCATATCCATCACAAATATATCTTGTTTCAGTCATTGTTTTCCTCCAAATCTAAATCTTTCCAACACAAATATAAATTTGCTATTTTACACTTGTCTTTGCTTGCAAAGCATACAAAAAGTTTCTCTACTAATTCATCAGGCACAGCAATAGTAATTTTTGCACTGCTTTTTTTAGTCCCTGCTTTTATGTTTAAAATTAAATTATCTACTTTCAAAAATTGATTAAATTTATTTTTCATTGTTTACCTCCTCCAAAAGTTCAGGGTTTTCAAAAACGTTGCCGATAACCTCTGTTTTGCTTAAAACTGCTTCATATAAAGGCTTAAAACAACCATCTTCAAACAATACTCCAAAACAACCGAACTGAAAAACAACTTCTCCCACAATGCTTTCTCTAGTAGTTTTCCATAAGTCTTCATCAATTTCATATTCAAACTCAAAAACACCTTTTACAACATCCCCTTCATAAATATCCCTGCCGTTTTTGTCTTTAAGCCCTGTGTATTGCATAAGTTCAACATCTTCTAAATTGAATAACCTACCTCTCTTTGTAGCTACATCAAACAAATCATCAGGCTCTTTACATTCCCACTTCCCTGTAAACTGTGCAGCAAAATTTATAAAATCCACGTTATCCATTCTTTTTTCTTTTTTAATCCAACAGCGGAATTTAATCTCTCTCGTCATTTCTTCTCCTTTTCTTCATTATAAAGTCTCACGACATCTGCTTTTCCAATCCCTGCGGTAAGCTTTGTATCATTCCCTTTTTTCCAGTCTATTTGTTTTAAAATTTCTTTTGCTTCATTTGTTAGTCCCTTAATCAATATCCAATGACATTCATCTGTTATTTTTTCTTTTTCCGTTATAAAAATGCCTTTTTTTGAGTTACGTTTTACCGCTATATCCCAATCCCACCAAAGCCACTTTTTAGCACCTTCTGTTTTGTTATATATTTTTATCTCA